CTTCTAATTCTTTGTAATCTCCACCACAAAATAACAAGTTTAATGCTGTATTCTGTGGGAATACTACAAATTCTGTAACCATTGCAGATNTNTCTGCGGGCCACAAATGGAATAATCCATGCCTTATTTTATCTTCAATATCGTCTAATGTATAGGAATCTTGATGTTTGATAGCCTTNGCAATCCAATGTTTACAGCGATTCCATTCAATCTCCCAAGCATCTTTCTTGGGAAACTCAACAATATTAGTCGCCTTTTCCATATTCAACGATGCTCATAATTACACTTAATTTGTTTGCATGAGAAGCTGTGCAATTTATAATTTCTCCTGCTGTTAATATTAAACTTCTTGTTAATAATTCAACTGTATTATGTGCGCTTATATTGTATTGCGACCAAAGCGTATGCACTACAGAGCCTTCATTTGTCATGGTTAAAGTAAAATCTGTTTGTTGACCGCCATCTTCGGTTACAAGAATTGACTCTACTATCGCAAAGTCAAAATCACCACCGCTAGGTGCTGTATATATTAAAGTTGGATTTGTTGTTGTTAAATCAACTGTTGCATTTGTGGCTCTTTGTATGTACTGTCGTTGTGAGGATAAATCCATTATCTTCTGCCTCTATTTTTTACATCTAAGCGTATATCACCGACTTGGAAGTCTTGAGTTGTGCTTCCTGTAACTGTCATTTCTACTTGTCTTGCGGTGAATCTAGCATCGGTATAGCCATCACTTTCAAAGGTAAATGATCCAAAGTCTTGTTCTGCGCCAAGTGGATTAAATCGACCTTTGAAACTAAGGGTTACACCAGGTAAGGTGTTAGCTTCTTCGTCTGGAAGGATTTGATTGCATTGTACTAATCTATCGCCTTGACCAATTTGTATTGGCCCTGAAGTACAAAAAGGTGATCTACCATTAAGATCAGGTGAATTACCAAGTAAAGTTGATTCGTGTTCGTAAACAAATCCGCTTGAATCAGCAGAGATAGGATAATTAAACACACCTTGGTCGATCCAACATCCTCTATCAAGTTCACCGATTGACCATACATTTTGTGCATAGTTCCAAATCACATATTTATTCGGTGCATATTGTGTATCACCGCTTGGGAATCCCCACCATATCTCATTGAAGTTAGAATTATGTCCACCCCAACAAGCACCTTTGCCTGGTACGTTGAGATTATCAAAAACATAATCATGCACATCGCAAGGTATTTCTCTAACTGTACCATCATAGATATAGAAAGCATTTTCACCCATCCATGCAAGAAAATTACCTGTAGGCACAATCACTCTTCTGCCTACTGCTTTACAGTTTGTACCTGCATCGGCAATACCATAAACAAAAGGTGAGCCAGAATAAAACATTCTGTTAATCCCTGTATCACTAAAAATGATAATGTCAGATTTAAACTTAACAGCGTATAAAGCTCTGCCACCTGTAGGGATTTGTAAATCACCTGCGGTGTTGGTTGCTTTAGATGTCCAAGTATTACGATCTTCTCTCGTTGACCATGCTACTTTTCTTGGATCACTTGCTGAACCAATCGCAACTAAATGTCTTTCATTAGTAACAATGGTTGCTTGGTTGCCTACGGGTGCGCCTGTGACTGCGGTTGCTATGGTATCAGCAGTACCGCCTGAGTTTGGCGACCATTTATAAATCTTGCCATCGCCTGAGAAACAGAAAATTAAATCTTCACCCCAATTACTAAATGAGAAATGGCCTGTTTTTAAAGGTAGTCCAGATTGACTTCTAGCATCGCCATAATCTTCTGAACCATAAGTGTATGCACCAAATCCTAAAGGATCAGCACTTGCATCATTAACAAAGCCTGAAGGTGTAATATCTGTCCATGTATTGTCATACAAGACATAGACTTTTTGTCTAGTACCAACCGCTAAAACAGGATCACCAGCATTATCTGAGTAGGCGTACATCCCAATGGGTGCGCCTGTAAGTGCTGTGTTTCTAAGTTTCTCCCAGCCACCAATAGGTTTTAGGTAGCCATTTTCAAAACGAACTAAATCCCCGTCAACCCAACGGCCTTTATTGCCATAGTCAGTTCCGTTCTTGACTATGCCTGCGGGTGGAGTAACTGGAATGAGTGCCATTCACTTATGATCCTATAGTTTTGGTTTCTGTTGTTGGTGTTACTTTTTCTGATATTTGTGCATCAATATTTGATTTTAAAGATGTAACTTCATCGCTGCCCAAAGCTGATTCAACCCAACCTTGAACAGTTGATGCGGTTACAGAATCAAAAGCTGTAAAGCTAGATAAGTCTGATACATTTAATCCGATAGAACCATAAACAGAACCTAGTTGCGGATTTCCATTTGCATCATTATTTGCATCATCTTCGCCTGTTAATCTCCAATGCACGTTATAAATAACATCACTTTCTGTATTAGAAGGCTCTTGTTCGTCTGTGTGGCTAGGATAAGTGTCCACAGTTTTTACATCCCATGTATATGAAATCGCCATTATGCGTTCTCCAATGTTGTGATTCTAGCTTCAAGCTCTTGTATAGTTTTTACAAGTAAAGGTACTAATTTTGATTGGTCTATACCTTGATAGACAGGATTACCATTTTCATCAACAGCATCTTTTTCACCTGATATTGCTTCAGGAACAATGTCTGAAACTTCGTGTGCTAAGAAGCCATCAACAGTTGTATCAGCATCAGCTATAAAATTAAATCTTGAAGGTTTTAGTTGTTTTAGCCTTGTTGTAGCATCCCAATCAGTTACTACGTTTTCTTTTAGTCTGTAGTCTGATGAGGTGTTATATGATGTGCTTGAACCAGTTACTATTATTCTTCCAACCGTACCATTAGGATTTCTAAAATTAGCTATATCTGCTGCACCTGTAGTTGTTGTTGCGAGAAATAAGTTCAGTCTACCAGCGGTATCTTTCAGAAATCCTGAACCCCCAACAGAGCCACTTGGGTCAGATGTTACACCAAAATATATAGAACCACCTGAAGTAATCATCGATCGTATTGTGCTATTAGTTTCAAATTTCAACTCACCACCAGTCTCAGTTTGGCGAATAGTTTCATACCCTATACCTATAGCCAAAGAATCATTATTCGCTGCAAATCTAGCAATGTTAGTGGAAGATGTATTATCTCCTGAAGTTACAGATAATTTTTGACTTGGACTTGAAGTTCCAATACCTACGTTTCCTGAACGATCCAATCTCATTCGCTCTGTGAGCGTTCCACTTACTTCTGCTGCGTTATCTGCTGTTGTTAAAAACTTAAGACCTACACCCCCAGCACTTGCATCTCTTAGTGATTCGATTCTTGAGCCTTTTGCTTCGCCTTCTCTTACAAAATCAATACCTGAAGTAAATAAAGAAGAACCATCTAAATCAGATTCAATAGTTATAGTTGTGTCAGTATTATTTGAATCTACATGAAGCTCTGAAGCAGGACTTGAAGTTCCAATCCCTACGTTTCCTGAATTAGTAATTCTGACTCGCTCTGTGCCGCCTGTACTAAATTTGAAAGCACCACCTGAAGCAAATTGAGCATCAAGTTCAACACCTGCATTATCACTTACATTAGAAAATGTGCTTATTTTTANACCTCTGTTTGGAGTACCACCACCTGCATGAAAAATAGCAATATCTGAATGATCTGTTTGATTNTTTACTGTCAGAGGCACACTCGGACTTGTAGTTCCNATCCCNACTTGTTCAGANGAGTTTATGGTAATTGCTGTGCTATCAGCATTGTCATCAATACCTCTTGAGGTAAAGTTTGTAGAAACAGTTAAATCTTGTGTAATCGTTACATCTTGGTTTTCATCAATCGTAATCGCAGGAGTTGTACCAACTGCTGATCCTGAACCAATAATTAAATCATCAGCACTATCGTCTAAACCAATATAGAAGTCTTGTGCATTACCATCAAAGACAAGTTTTGCATCTTCAGCATCGCCATCGCCTATTGTTAAACTTGGGTTAGTCCCTTTAACAATAACTGCGCCACCGAAGTCAACTTGGCCCATATCAACCGCAGTTCCAGATAAACTGAAAATACCATCGACTGTATCCAAGTCATCATTAATCTTTGTACCCCAGGTATCGGTGGATGCACCGACCTCTGGTTTGGTTAGGTTTAAGTTAGTAGTAAATGTATCTGCCATAAA